TCGACTTTTACGTTCAACCCGGCCGATCCGCGAAATATCGTGATGGGCTGCGCCATGGGCTACACCAGGACGTTCCAGTTGATCTCCTCGGGGAAGTCCTGGGGCGCACGTTCTTCGGGCCCGAGGAAAGCCGCGAGGTAGGCTTTGGCTTCGATGTAGTCGCCTTTGTGCTTCTCGGTGTTCGCCTTCGGTCCTTCGAGGGCGTCCTCGACCTTGTTGAACAGCTTCATGCAGGCGTAACTGACGAGCAGGGGATCGATCAGTTGCGCCGGAAGAAGGGTTGGTTTGTCGTTTCTGGTTCGCAGCCGTTCGGGATAAGAATAGAAGTTGATCCGAAGCTGCTCGGCCGTGTCCGGCACCCGCTGGTAATAGAGGCGCCGGCCCTTGATCGCCACCTGGCGAACCGGGCCCGTTCGGTCCATGACCGAGTACCACCTGAAAACCTGAATGGCCGAGCCCAAGACCTCGATCGGACGGTTGTGGGTGATCGAATGGCAGAATCTCAGGTTGCGGTGGTAGTTGGCCGGCAGGGCGATGTTGTTCTGCCCCGGGTCGGTGTAAACGTCCTCCCAGCGTTCAAGGTCTGGGATAAGGAACTCGCCGGCGAGCTCGAAAAGGCAGGAATTGAAATACTTGAGAACGTCGGGCCAGGAGAAAGATCCGTCCTGCACAATGTCGAGAACTTCGTCGGCGAGGGTTTGAGAGGTTTCCTCAACGGCAGAAACCTCGGCCGCAACCTCTAAAACCGGGATTTCATTTGCCATTGGGTTAGTATCCTATCGCCATCCAGTAGCCATCGGCCGAAGCCGTCTGGACGATTGTAACGGCCGACCCGTCGCACGGCAGCGTTTCGTTGATAACGGGAGCGTCGGCGACCACCGACGACGCAGTTTGCTGAAGGACGATGAACTCGCACGACCGCAGGCCGGTGTTGATATCGCCGCCGGTGTCGGTACTGTCTGTCGTGTAGGTGCCGATATGCACCCTTTTTGTTCCGAAAACGGATTTGATGGTGATTGCAGACGTAAAAGCCATGTTGATTCTCCTTCATGCGGGGGCGAAGCGGCCGACCGACGCCGGCCGCTCACGGTTTACGACTCGCTTAACCCCGATCAGTCGAGGGTCAGCATGACGGGTTTGTATTCGCCAGCAACGCCCGCTGTTCCGAGAGCAATAGCGATCTGCGGATAGTAGCTGGCAGCGTCCAGCCCGGCGAGGGCGCCGGCCGTGGTGGTCGACTGATACAGAGGCTTGCCGACTGCATCGGTATTGCCGGAAAGGGCCGAGGCCGGCCCGCAGGTCTGCGCCCAGTAGAAGTAGGCAGCGGTAACGACGATCGGGGTGATCCCGACCGGGCAGCCGAGAGTGGTGGACTCGACGGTAGCCATCCACGGGGATTGGATGATGCTGAACTCCGAGGCGCTGGTCCCTGCGGTGGCGACCCTGATCGGCTCATCGAGCATCAGGGTAATCGAGGTGCCGGAGCTGGTGACGGCCGAGCTCGAGATGATCTTGTACTGGTGGCCCTCGCCGGTCCCGTCGTTGATCTGCAGGTAGCCTCCGGCGAAATAGTTCTCGGCGAAGGCAACGCCCGCGGTGATCGTTTCGGTGAAAACCACTTCACCGATCGGGTGAACGGCCGTGCAGGCTTCGTTCATCACCTGGGCGGCGACCGCGGCGCCTACCGCCAGCTTGCCGGCAGCGAGATTGGAGGCTCCAGCCTTGGCGTAGCGGAATTTGCGGCCGTCGCGCAGGATGCGAAGGGCGCCAAGCTCCTCTTTCTGTGTTGCGGATTGGGCGAATACGCCCTGTTGAAAACCGGTTCGCTTCATGGGTTTGTTGCTCATGTTCGTTTCTCCTTCTGGGAAGCTCTCTACGTTTTCGGGCCCGCCCCGCTTCCTGGGGATGGATTAAGGGCCCGTGTCAGTCAGTTGACGTTAAGAAAGGGCCGTGTAGAGGTTGAAGCCCTTGCGGTTGTTGCAAACCAGATTGCCGTCCCAGTAAATCTTCATGGTCTTGTCCTCGGGGGAGTCGGCAATCTTCTCCCACTTGGTACGCATGAAGTAGCCCTGCTGGTGGATCGCAAAGCCCAGATGGGTGGAGTTGATCCAGAAGCCGTGAGAGGCCGGGCAGTAGTCGTCGGGGAAAATCTCCATCCCCTCGAAGTTGACCCCGTTGAAACCGGCCTTGACAGTCTCGACCCCGTTGGTGAAACGCTGCTGGACCTGCAGAATGTCAACGATCGTGTTGAAGTTGGTTTCGGTCGTGACGAACAGATCCGGCTTGCCCTTGGCGCCGTCGCGGATCTTGGCGTTGGTGCGTCCGGTACGAAGCAGGTTCAGGGTAAGTGGCGTCGTGGTGGTCGTGCGCTTGCCGTCCCACGGGGTCGTCCCGTCGGCAGCCACAAGGTCGGCCTCCGCGATCCCACCATAGGCGACCGTCGTGGTTGTGTTGCAGAGGGCCTTGATCCCGGTCAGCCGGGTTGCAGGCCCGCCGGCATCGTCGTAGATGGAGCCGGAGAGCAGTTTGGTGAGAGACTTCTGGGCACCGCCGACCCGTTGGGTGATGAGCTGGACCTCGGCATACTCGCCGGCGTTCTTGAGCTGGTCGATCCGGTAGATCGTGGCGTTGCCGTAGGCGTGTTTCCACTCGAAGTAGGCCGCGTTGATGCTCTCGCGGTCGTCGCTGTTGACGGTATCGCCCTTGGAATAGAACTCGGCCTCCTGCCCGTCGTATTCCAGGGGGATACGGATTTTCTCGCCGCCGGTCGGGCGCTCCCAAATACCTTTCTGCTGTTTCATCAGGTAGTTGAGAAGGAATGAATCGTTGAAATAGATATCGACGGCTTTGCCGCCGTCGACCATGAAGAAGTCGTTGGTGATGCTTTCGAGTTCTTGAAAAGTCAAAGCCATTGGTAGATTCTCCTCTCAGGATGTGAGGCAGCACCTACCGCACGGCTCAATTACATTCCGGCTTGCGATCGTCTTCGATCCGCTAACCGTTGTTCAAGAACCGCCGTGGTGCCACCGAATTTTTTGGTGTCTTTCAGCGCGTCGTCGCCGACCATGGAGCCAGCCGGTGCAGACGGTCCTTGCGGGAGAACATCGGAAACCTTTTTCGCTCGCTGGTTCTTGATGAACTTGGCCTCAGCTTCCTTCGCGGCCTTCTCGGCGGCCTCTTGGACTTTGGCCTCTGCCGTGATCGCCCAATAAGCCGAGATCGCGTTGTGCCCGGGGTTCGACTGCATGAACTTCTGCAGATCGCCGGCATCCCACATTTCATCGAAATCGGGGTGCTGCTTGGCGAAATTCTCGAACGTGGAGACAACCGCATCTTCTTTGGCCCGTTGCTCGGAAGTGTGTGTGAACTCCGCAGTAAGCTCGTGCTTGGCCTGGGCAAGGACGTTCTTGTAGTAGCCGTGAGGATCTTCGCTCTGCCAATCGAGCAGTTCCTCGGGCTTCATCTTGGAAATGTCCCTGTACGGCACGTTGCCGTCGGCCCCTGCCGCGTCGTCGCCCGAGGGCTTCGAGAGCTTGGCAGAAAGTTCCGTCACCGTTCTTTCCAGCTTGCGAATTACTTCGTCCGACTCCTTTACCCGCCGATTCAGCTCTTGAAAGCGGGGATGCTTGTCGAACCGGTCGTCTTCCCCTGCGGGCCTGTCCTTCGTGGCCGCCTCGCCGGTCTTCCCGCCTTCGGCTTCCTTGCCTTTGGCTGTTTTCTCGGTGCCTTCGGTGTTTTTCGCCCCCTCGGGATCGGTGTCGGCTGCCTCGGGTTTCGGGGATTGAAACTCCAAGGTGCTGACAAGGCCACCAACTTCGGCAGGTACGGGCGAGGATCCTGCATCTGTGTTTAGCGCCCCATTTTCCTCAGCCATTCGATTCTTCCTCCTTTGCAGGGAGTGAAATAAAAAAGCCCGGTTCAAGCGTGTTCGTGCTCGAACCGGGCTTATCGGGAAGCTGCTTTTACGCTGGTGCCGTCACCAGCGCCGCAGGCCCGTTAAGAATCCGTTTCATTCAAACAGATCGTGACTCTATTCTGCTGTTCACATACTCTGATCCCGCCCTGATTGAATACAAGGCTTAAAGTTACCGTTCCTGTGTACCGGCTTTTTCTATTATCTTCCACCATTTTCCGCACAATGTCAAGAACCCGTTGTGCAACAGGATCGGTAACTACGCTATGGGTGGTGTTCGCCAAGAGAAGTGACCCCTTAAATTTTGCAGTTTTTCAGGTGTCAGTCAGATAACGTGCCGATAAAGCAGGGTTTCAGTTTTGAACCCGAACCCCCGTTGGCGGTGAAGAACTGCGAACGCTTAATGCGAAAGGGGCGGACGAGCTCCATGTATCGACCGAGGTGGTCTGCCCAGTCTGAGTGTCAGTTACCGTGTAGACCGCTCCGGCCTGGGCCTGTCCCTGGTAGCTTGCGGGAGGGATGCCCGCCAGGTCGAACATAAGGGCATTGTTTACCGCAGGGCCCTCTACCCACGACCCCCAATTTGCCCCGGCGTCGGTTGAGAGGCGCATACGATACTTGGTAGCGTCTACTTGCGGATCGGCAGTAAGAAACGGCTGGGCAAACGCCAGGCCGACCATGGCCACCAGAAC